ACTGTGACCCTGCCTCCTTAAGAATAGATATGTAAGTGATTCTACATTGCCTGCAACCCATGTAAGCCTAGCCGAGAAAAACCTACCTGCGATAGCGTCAAATCCCTGTGGTTCACTAAAATCTGTTATAGTATATGTAGCTTCTATGGTTTCGTCCTGATTGTAAAGCTCAAGTAGTAGGCTTGTTATATCTTTCTGCTGGATAGTCATTCCTCTTACGAGAGCGTGCATCAAGCCGTCTCTTAGGTTAAGCCAACTGTGCCTACTAACACAAGTAATATCTACCCCATTGTCTTGTGTAGCATCAGGGTCGTAGAACTCGTTCAGCTTCATTCCCTTGCCAGCTATCACTCTGCCCTGGTCGTCTATCAAAAAACACGACACATTAACATTAGTATCGTCTACCCATTTGCCGGTAGCTAGATGGCAAGAACGAGTGTTGCCTGTCGGTGGAGACAAAACATAATACGGCTCATTGTCGCCTGTAATGTAGACAACACCAGCACACTCATCCGATAGTCCTTTGATATCAGATATATTTTTAGATAGCGGAATAATGCCTGTCGCTGTAAATTGCCATACACCATGAACATTGCTGTAGAAGATTATAGAGTCGTCGCCATACGAAGCAAGACTCCTGGGAGCTGTACATCCCAATCCGAATTCAGTTTGCCCACCAGTTATCTCGCCACCAGTCATGGCCTCCATCATAGGGTTGGAGGCAAAGTCGCCAGTGATAACATATACTGACCTATTCTTGAAGATGTAAAGAGAGTTTCCCCTCACGGCTAGACATGTTATAACATCTCCATCGTCCTGCCTCACCTCCAACCAATTGTCGCCAGGCCATGAATCCGGTTCGCCTATTTCAGAAGCCCTAAGAACTGATGGATTAGTTAGAACATCTACACCATATAGTCTGTCTTTGTAGTAAACAAATAAGGTTAGTCCGTCTGGCGGATTATCCCAGTTTTCATCAACTAAAATAGGATATGTTTCTGGATCACTATCTATAAGAGAATTCGATACATCATCAGTAAACGTAGCTGTTGCGTTGGCTGTTCGCTCTATTAGAAAAAACTCTTCGCCCTCCAGCTCCTGTGGCGTACCTACGATCATCGTGCCGTATAATTCTATATGCGTAACCTGCGGGTCGGCTGAAACCGTATAACCAACAAGCATTGTCTCGTGATCGAAATCTTCCTCTGGAGTATTGAACGAAGTAGGGTCTGAAAAAGGCGACTTTATATAATCAATTAGTGTGCCTGTAAGATCAGTGGTTCTGCGAACGTATCTATATTTATATCTTCTATATCCACTGTCAATAAACGCTGACGCAACACCGCTTCTGGCAGATGTAGGATCAACTGATGGAGTAACAATGCCTACCCTGAAATAGTCTACACCGTTATATTTGTATGGAGGCTCGATTCCATCCCCAATGTATGCCCAGTCCATATATTCCGCTAGCCATATTTCTGGAGAAGATAGCGGATAGCCATCGTTGATCTCGAATATCCAATCCTGACCCGGAACCCAACTTAACAATTTAGTCCCTGCAGAAAACACAAACTCTTTATAGAATAGCATATCGCCGCCAACATTGTATTCTCTGGTGTACTGATATACAACATCAATATCACTACTAGCAAGATCGTCAGCATCAAGATATGTTTGACCAGAACGAGGTTGTGCTTCACCAGAATGCACACGAATATTCTCCGCCTCTAATAAAGATGTGTGGGGGGCTTTGCCCCTTCCTGAGCGCATACCTGCAACTAGTAAGCCATCTGCGCAATGAGGTATATTTCTGTATTGCATGTTGTCACCTATGGTATTTCGTCCGGGTTTCTATAGTCATCGAACAGCGTGGGGTCAGAACTGTATCTATCTTTAAGATAATCTATTTGCAGCAATGCGCGGTTTAGTAACCATTGGTCAGCTCCACCTGCCTGCCCTTCGACAGACTCAAGCGGTTCGAGCAACTCTTCGCAATTAGAATACATCATATATGCAAATTCTTTTAGAGTATATCCTATTCGTCGTACTCGGTCGTCTGATGTTTTTACAACAGGCCCGCCTGTAACATCATCCCAGTACAGTCCAATTTCACCTCGTATAAGATTTGCATTCACCACATCAGTAAATATCAAATAGTAATTTATCGGGCCAGCTTCGTCTTGTTCCCAATTAACCTCGTCTCCGCCTATAGTGAGAGGATATGTTTGCGAAACAGTTATATCCCCTGCGTTGTTTTCGAGCGACCACCCAAGCGGCACTATTATTGCAACTTCTCCGCGCGGATCGTCACGAGGGCCGTGATATACAACAGCTCCGTTATGTTCTATAGATATAGCCCATCCTGAGTTTATAAGAAATTCGCCGGTATCTCCAGTGCCATCATGCTCAAACGCCTTCATGTTACCGCGATTGTCACGAGCATGCAGTACGGTCGTACCGCCTGCAGTCACAAATTCAGTAAAGTGGTTGTACTCCCATCGCCAGTCAATCCTGTTGCCAGTATTGATTTGAATTTCAGGACATGGCCATGTTAGTAAGCTTGGGCTAATCGTACCTGCCTCTATAATAGGAGACACCCCATATATATTCAGCCTTAGGCTTCGCCCAAAAAATTCTATTGCTTCATTTGCTATTACAAACAAAAAACTTTTCATTTTGAGTCCTCCAGACTCAAACCAGGAGGCCAAGCCTCAGGACTTCAGCGTAATACCAGTCTAAAGACTGATATTTATTAGACCGGCTCCACAGACCCGCCAGGAAACTCAATATTAAACGGTATAGGCGAACCACTACCAGGTATGGCAGGGAAATGAGATTCCATTGTACCTGACTGACCGCCAACAGATGTCAACTGCTTGGTCACATCAAGTCGCTTAAGTCTCCTGACGTTGGTATCCCATATCAGAAATTTATCCCCAACAGTAATTATTTTGTCGGCCGACTGCTGTTCCGCAACCATAATCTCCACTATAGAGGGATGCCACTCCAGCGGTAAATGAGGCTCGTCGTTATCTACAGCTACATCTGGAGGCCATCCGTAGAACCACCATTGAATTTCTATCGCATCCGCGTTAAAGGTTGGATAGAAAGTAAGCTCTCGACGTCCGCTCACTCCCCAGATATAACATATTCCAGGTACGCCCTCTATAGTTTGATCAGATACCGGCCCATATATTGATTCCGGCCCGTCAACCATTTTCAATACACGATTATATCCAGAATCAAAATACATGTGTCTATGTGCTACATAAGTAGATGGCACTTGATAATTCTGCTGACCCTCGACGGAGTTGAAAGTATAATACTGCTCGGTTCGGTTGACGGTAAACTCTTGTGCCAACCGATCCTTAACTGCATTCAGCAAATCGGTAGCTCTTGTGTCGTTCCAATAAACACGATTATACGAATCCATCATACCCTGGAAACGATCTATTATGTCACGCCTAGTCATTAACTCACTCCCTTAACCGGTTTTCTTGTTGCGGAATATATAGTTACCAATTCTTGCCAACACCCCTTTATTGACAGGCAACACAGTAATCCTAGCTATTCCACTCACAGGTGGACTGTAACCGCCTTGCGAAAATACTACCTGCGATACAGGGTTAATCATCGACAAGACGGAATTGACCGCACAGAAAACTCGTGACGAAATTTCTAAATAGCTCAGCATAATTACGCCCTTCGGAAATCAGTTGTAGCTTTACGCCGTTTCTTAAAGATGCCGATATGTTTGACAGGATAGAGCGCATCCTCGAATGTATGCGTATGCGTCACTCCAAACGCTATGATTGCCTGAAAAGGCATCGCCGAAAGCACCGTGTTAATCCTGCAAAATATCGTTTGTAATATATTGATAGAAGCATATTGCAACATTTTAGACAATCACCTACTTGGTTATAACAGCAACAGACCTATACCCATATCTGGATGTGGCCCATCGACTTTTTTTTCCATATAACTGTAATCAAATTTGATTCTTTGAAACCAATCGCCAGTGGATAATTGTCTTATATCCTGCCCAAGATAACCAGAATAGTCAGACTGTCGCCACCCAGGTTTAATATCATGCACAATAACTACTGACGGAGAGTTCATTAAAGGTTTTAGTATTGCCCATTCCCGCTCGGTGTGCGATGCTAGATGAACCGAATCTATATGAACTACATCAATCTTACAGCCACCTAGTGTCAACAATAGTGAATCACTACAGGATATAGAATCTTCTGAAATAAATACATGTCCTCTTGGTATAGCGGCTGCAACTAAATCTGATTGAAATGTTGCTCCATGTGTCTGCGGATCGACAGCTATAAATAATCCCTCAGTATCACCTATGGTTGTAGCATAAAATACAAAGTTGCCGCCAGTAAAACTACCGAACTCTACAAATATATCTGCAAATTTCCCTAAATGTTCTAGCGTGTTTTTTGCTGCCCAAACAGCCTCTTCGGGATGCTGCAATATCCCGATAGATTGTTTGATTTTATTAAATATGTCTATCATATCCACTCCTGCGATAACCATACTTAAACATCGTATCGCCAATTAGATCGAATATATATTCTGACTGACCGTCAGTAAATACCCTCTTCCATTTCATGCAATGGAGGTTGTAGTAATCTACGTCTGGTTCTATAAATCCTTTTTCTCGGTCTGGCCAGACACAAACCACATCATCTATCTTTCTTGCTGGTTCAATCCATTCGATATGTCCAGTTATATATTCTAGAGTCTGCACGGGGCGTAGACACAAATCCTCATACCGAACAATCAAAGTATCTTTATCTAGCACACCACTATTAAAATACGACATCCATTCATGACACATCCAGCGCAATACATCTTTATCAGTCCATATATCTAGACCGCGCCGACCTTCGTGTATAGCCATTTCTATCCACGACCTAAACGAATCTCTAGGATCACGAATAAGAAATATATATTTAGCAGTATCGAAGAACCTCAATCCATCATGTAGATGGGTATCTATATAGCAGCGACTATGCAGATACTTAGATTCTTTATTCTCTAGACTGTGAGTATATGTGTGCGTTGTTTCATGCATCACCATATCCATTATAGATGCAAGCCATATTCTTCCTGATCGCTCGAATGATAACTGAACAGCGTGTTCATTATCTTCTGCGAACTCGGCGTAGGCTTTTAGCTTATCATCAATTTTGTATTCTTGTCTCATAGTATCCTTATATTTAATCCAGCATGAAGACTGTATGATATAGAATTCATTTTGTCTACAAAAAACTCATCTGTCGCGATGGTCGCCCCTGGTGTTAGCTCGAAGCCATAATCATCTATAACTATAATGCCATTCTTGACCATATTAGGATAAAAGAATTCCAAACATTCTTTAACCGACTGATACTGATCGCAATCAATGTGTACAAGACAAAACTCTGTTCCTTCAACATCAGATAACGTATCCTTAAACCATCCCTGATGAAAAATAATTCTATCTCCGAATGGCGACAAAAAGTCTGTTGGAGGCTGGCACTTTCCCCAGCCCCGACCCATTGGCTGCTCGTCAAGTCCTACTAAATCCTCAACTCCAGGAGTTGGTAATCCGTCCCATGAATCGAAAGCATGTATAGTCTTATCGGGCAATGCACTCGCTAACGCATACGTCGAGCCGCCCTCCCAAACTCCAGCATCGACAACATCACCGTCGAGTGCCAAAACCTTTACTGTAATGGCGTGTTCATATAAAACTCTAAGTTTAGTTGGAGTAAGCATTGTGCGCTTATCAATAACAAGCAACGCCTCAGCTAATCCCCCTGATGAATAATATAGATTTTGTTGTAAATTAAATAGTCTTTCCATCTATAAACCCATATCCCGTAGTGCAGATACAACTAGACTAGTATCGAAACGTCTATCCTCATCTACAATAATTGTCCTATTAAACGATTTGTGCGCTCCCCATATCGTCGGACTGTGATCGCCAGAAAAGAATTCTTCCCAAGCCAAATCGCCGCCATCGTGCGTCGGAGGCACTATACAAACCGATGGAATACGCGAGTACCAAGCACACAAAACAATACAACTATGAGTACCTACAAACCCCTTAGCATTTAGTGCTATCTGCATAGAAGCACTTGCGGAAGTTTGGCCTCGCAAGTCTATAACACCTCTATCTACGCACGTTCTTGTGTGCCTTTCGCCAAGAATTACTACACGATAATTCAATTCTTCTACAATTATATGTGCAATATCCAGATAGGCGTTAAAGTCAATAGGCTCTCGCTCCACAACTCCGGCTGTAGGTTGAAGAACTATATATGGTGATTCAGTATCAGACTTTAACAGATCAACCAATTCCTGCTGTTCAGCATCCGTATAGAACTCAACAGGATCAGGATCGAAAGTTTCAATTAGATATTCAGCACGAGTAATACATCTAAAATCATCCTCTTCGTAGTTGTACCAGTATCCTGCCTTTCTCGTTTCGCGAAAATCAACCTCTTCTACTTCGTCAAAATAAGGATTCTCAGCTATAAAAGCTACGGCTGCAGGATTGCTGGATGTCACAACGGCTTTAATATAGATATTTGGATACGCAACTTTTAAGGCTCGCAAACGCTTCAGCCACATACTCACACCGGCATTAGATGTAGGGAATTCATCCTCTGGAATATTTAATTCCTCATAAACCCTTGCACTCGAAGGACTAGCAAGATATGTTTGAAATATATCACCAAGACCTCCGCCTATAGGAATCAGTACTTTTGTAAAAGGTTTAGCTCCAAAGCAGTGCATATTCATGCCGCCATCACTATTTAATCTCCATATAGAAAAACCTAACTCTTGCAAAGTTCGTCGTAAAGAATCCTGGTCGTATCCCCACTTGTGATAGTTATATTCATAATCCTGACCGCCATAGGTAATCTCCGCTAATTTAGCTCCATCTATATCGTGCTGCAGTTCAGATGGATTCTCAAGCGTCCCGCAATATCTTTCGGCAGCAGTCCCCATGTCTGGAAGCTGCATGAAGAATTTAGCTCCCTTCTTCATAACTCTGAATACATCCTGCAAAAACGGAAGTTGCCTATCTCGACAAAGATGCTCCAGAAAATCAGCCATATAAATTTCGTCCACACTATCGTCATCGTATGGAAGATCGTTCTTTTCGAGATCAATAACTAACTGAATTCTATCATCCCACTGTATAGCATCTATATTGATCCAACCATCCTCAGTCGGAAGAAGATTTCTGCCAGCTCCGATGTTTAGTTTTATCAGCATTCTTTTCACCTCTTCCATGCCGAGATAGTATCTTCTACCATGCGGGTTACGGTTTGTGCTTCGACTCTTTTGGGTTTAGTCGCCATAACATATAATGACTGCGCATCACAATACTTTATATCCTCGAATCCGCACTCATGAAGTATGGTAACAAGCCAATATTTATCCAGCGTAGCATGATGATAATCACCCCAACTACAACCAGAATGAAACTTAAAATTTATATACTTAGTAATATCGTATAGCTTGTGGTCTTGCTCGAAATCACTATGCTCATTACGCGGGAACGCCGGCATTAGTCCTCTTGATATTCTATCAAGATTCTCCACATACAGTCTAGTAGCATATTCTAGATTAGGGGTAGATATATACAACATACCGCCTGGAGTTATCAATTTGTAAAGCCATTGGTATAAACCTACCTGATATATCCACTCTACATGCTCTACGACATCGATCATCCTGACCAATTCCCAATCATCTACGAGCTTCTCGATGTCTGGATATTCTTTACGCATATCCCGATATACGTCAGAAGCTGCAAATATTGCCCGAAAGTCCATAACTAAATCAGGATTACATTTAGGATCAATATCGGTAGATGTATAATTAGACTCGTGAACATTTCCTGCGCCAAGATCAAGACACAACTCTTTACCGTATGTCTCTGCTCTTCTGTTGACTTGTCTTACTAGTGCATCGTACTCTACACGTTTTCCTGGTATCGCCTCGCTTGATTTTTTATCTCTCCACCACAGTAAATTCATATCATACCCTCCTTCTTGAGAATTGTTTTTGCCAGTCCGACAACACGAACAGGAGGAAGTGTCGACAAACAGTATTTACGTGCGCATGGAGCATACCAGCAATACTGTCGCTCGCATCCATCAAACTTTCCCAAACAGTGAACACTAGGATAATGCAGTCTTACACCAGGATTCGTCGGCCCAAAAAGACCCAACACATTTCTGCCTAACGCCCCTCCTATATGTACCATAGAAGAGTCCGGCCCAATAACCATGAGAGCGTTCTGGATAACAGCAATAATACTATTCAAATGCGTATCACGAATAGCATAGACTCCTTGAATACCAAAATCCTGATTAGTATCTATGGTAACTATTTGTATATCATATTTCTTGCGCCATCTAGCTAGCTTCGCCAGCATACCCATTGTCAGAATCTTCGGATAATCACGCCACTTATCATGACTACAAAGATGTACAACAATATATCTTTCCTGTAAAGGAAGTTTGCTTATACTATCCATATCGTTCTCGGTAGCGGCGAAATTATAGTCACGACTATCTGGGCTTACATCACAATTAGTAGCGAATATTTCTTGCCGCGATGTAACAATATACGGAAGATTATCCGCCTCATATCTGGCAGCAGGACACGGATAATACAAAGGATATACAATAGCTCCAGTCTTTCTCAATCGAATGGCTATTGTTAGGTCTTTGCCTGCACCAATTTCATCAGCAGTTAGCGCAATGACAAGATCGACATCCGGGTGATGCCTGAAAATAGGGTCAATATAATCTATACATATCACTATAATGGGTACATCTTCGCCCCATTCAGCACGAAGGCCTGTTATAGCCGGTAAAATCATTACAGCATCGCCAATGCCGCCAACAGGCCTCCAAACTACAATCGCCCCACCGATACTCTTTATGTACTCTAGTAACTCCTTGAATGTTAGGCTATATAAATCGTGCATGTAATATCTACGTTATCTCCTGCCGCAACACTTACATCCGCATCTAGCGACCACCTCGCTGCCATTCTGCCTCCTGCAGACTTGTCAAGCAACGATACCTCTCGCAGAATAAAAGATGTTGCTACTGCGTTAAATATTGCATTGGCTATATAGCCAACACCATCAGAAGTTACCGTAGCCTCCATACGGTATTTTTCGTTTTCAAGATGCTCGTCCTCGGTGCTTGGGAAAGTTGCTCCCTGCCCCATAGCTATATACGGCATCCATGATTTAACAAAGTTAAATGGTGAACCAAGACAAGACGCTACAGTCTCAAGACCAAACATCGTTACAGTGTCAATAAAACCCACTACTTCCCCATTAACACTGATCTCCCCTGTCACCTTTTTTTCAGCCACGAAATTCATTATCTGTTGTCCCCTGCCCGCAACGCCATAGACGCAATCATAGACGCATTTGGAATACTTCCACCAGCAAGTTGTCCTTTAGTCTTCATGTATTCCTCTTTATCAACAACATCGAAATCATATCTTCGCTCCAGAGACGGCTCGTAATTAACTTCGATAGGTATCCTAAGCCGCTTCTGGAGATGTTGCGCTGTATATTCGCCAGGAATCGCCTCGTCAACATATCCGGGCCACCCATCTATGGTAGCAAGATCAATAGTGGATACCGTAAGAACTCCTATCTTTCCCTCGATCTCGATGTATGGAGATTCGTGAGCATCATCCATCTTCTTTAGTATTGACTGCGTATCGTGCGGAATTGATTGCCGAGCTATCTCGGCAAGTGCCTTTGCGTTAGCAGATAATATTTCTTCCATGCTACTGGCAGGTATGTCCTTGTCTCCCAGAACACGCCTAAGCGCAGCATCTATTTGATCGTCAGATAATTTAACCTCGTTCTCTTTCTTCGCGGTTTCTTTTTTTTCTTCAGCCATCATAACCTCCAGGTAATTAGTGTCGGAAGCTAGCCAATACATTATATACAGACCAGCCTCCGACTTGATGCGAGGCGACGCATCAATAATTTATGCAGATACGCACATATTCTGCGCGGCAGGGCCGCATTGCAGTTCAACCATCGCCTTAGCTTGTGCGGCGGTTACTGGGGTAGGAGCCCAGCCTATCCACAAGTTCACGACACTAGTACTGGAAACAGCAACTTTACCTGCACCAGCTATGATAGCCCTATCGACAGTTAAAGCACCTACTGTTTCAGCCCACACTCTGCCCTTATAAGCTACCCATCCCCATTCATTATCTCCAATATTATCTGGAGATACAACAATTCCCTGCACCTCTGACGCTTCATCGCCAGCCGTAGCAGGAACAATGCTGTATGGGAAATACACATCGTACTGGTCAAGATTCGCAACAGCAGCACTCAAGTCCGGCTGAAAATGTAACAGCACAGCTGTATTCATCGCGATATATGCCGATTCATTTTCCGGAGCAGGAGACCCACCAGCCACGTCTGCCGTGATGGTAAGTAGTGCATGAGTTAATTCATCCGCTGTTAGGCCAGCGTCCGTTATGGTATATACAGAACCACCTGTCGCGGCAAGCCCCGCAGTTCTTGCAGGACGCTTGACAAGATCAAATTGATTCAAGGTAGCACCTGAACGATTCAGACACCACTGAAATTCAACCCGACCATCACACCATACTCGCTCGTATGATCCGGTTCCGATTACCGAGTTCTCGATTCTTATGTCTCCGGGTTTGGGGAGTGCTTTATTTCCTACCGCTCCCGTTCTCGAAGTGTAATAAGAATCAGCTATAGTATCCCACAGGTTTGTCTCCCATTGACGAATCATGGAGTCAAAACCTGGCCATTCGACTTTCAGTTTTGTAGTTACGGTTGGTCTAGCCAATCATTACACCCCCTTTAAGCCCAAGCTGTGATTCCCTGCAAGATAGAATGTTTCCGAGGAACAAGCATTATCAACTGACCGCGAAGCAGGAGATACCTAACCTTCACGAACTGGTTATAAGGCTTGCGCTCATCTGTCCATGTCATCCAGGCATTGGAATCAGAAATAAGGCGCATATACTTCTTATTGATAATTCGCATCTCCCCAGCGGGAGCATCATACGAATCGAATCTAATCGGCACACCCCTGAATAAAGCATTACCGAAGTTATACTGAACAGCGTTAGCATCACTCGCATAGTTAATGCGAAAGTTCTTCATATGCTGCGGCGAATCAGTGTACTGCTCGTAAGTCATCTGGTCAGTGATGATGAAGTAATCACTCAGGCTTTCACCCTGAGCGCAGTTATTCAACATCGTACCCATCCGTTTGATGACAGTAGAATATCCAGTTGCTATTACACCAAACGCTCCTACATCAACCGGCACACCTAGCCCGGACTCTGTTGGATGCGGCTGGTAGGATAATGCAGTATTATCCCAATAGCAATTTCGCCACCAAAAATGATCGGCTCGATTAAGACCTGCAAGCACTCCAGTTCTTGGATCAGTCGGAAGCAACAGAGCCATTCCGTTCAAATCCATTCCAGCGTTACCGACTAGAGATGACCATAGCATAGTATTCATTTCCTCTCGAATACCATCTATCAAACCTTCAACTCTTTGAGCCATAAGATCAAAGATGTTGCCAGTTCCAGATTGTTCACGCTCAGTGACCCAATCTATCATCACGTCGCCCGCCCCTTGCTTAAAGTTCCAATAGCACCAGTTAAGCATGGGGTATGGTCTCGGAGTCATTACTGACCCCTTATCAAACGTCCTGAATGACGTGTTTTTTCCAGTCCTAAGTGACGATCTAATTCTCGCTCCGCCTGGACGTTCTGTCCGCCAGGGCGATCCTTCGAGTTCACTCAGGATGGGGTGAGTAAGAAACACCTGGTTGTATATAGTCGGTAAGACTTCATCCAAACAGGTTGCTACTCGCTCGTCATCTAGTTCGTCGGTTATTGGTACATCTGCCAACTTAATCCCTCCTATCTACAATTAAAATTATAAGCAATCTTACAGTGTATTCGGATGATTTGTATCGAACTTAGTCATAGCCCGCTGCATCGCATTTTCAATACTTCCAGTTCCGTCAGCCACCAACTTCGCTGCAGCTGCTTTCAGGTTTTGGTAGCCTGAAGTATTGGGCGCAAAGCTGCCTGTTGGCTCTGCGCCACCAGTCCCTGCGCCTCCGCGCTCTACACCAGTTACTCCAGTTCTGCCAGCTCTTCCCGCTACAGGAGGCTCGCCTCCAGTAGGAGTTTCGTTAGGTTTCGCTGTAAGCAACGCCGGATTGTCGCCAGCCATAAGCACAAATGCCTCTTCTATACTGATAGAGCCACCGCCAGGCCTGCTGTATTGCAGTTGCTTGGACTGTAATTCGTGAGGACGAATTGTCGCAGCTGCCGGGTACTTCTGAACTAAAAGTTGGTATTCGGTACTAGCCTGATTCTCACTCATATAGGCCGACATCTTTCCTACCGGCCCCATAAGCTGGTTGATCTGATTCACAAGAGGCGTCACTACTTTCAGTACCTCTTCGCTAATCATAGCCCTACCAGCCTGTTCTTCCTCTGACATATTCGTAACGTCAGCAGGAACGGCTGCTGGTGCAGCGGCAGGAGCTGCGGCAGCACCGCCAGGAGCAGCACCTTCACCTTTCTGTCGAGCTATTTCATCCCATACCAACCTATTGAAAACAGGATTGTTTTCTACCAATTCACCGATTGCTGTAAAATCACGTTTTGTATCTAGCGTCCTCCCCTGCTCTGCGAGAGTCTGCTTTGATTGTGTATAATCCGCATTCATGTTATCATACATAGCCTGCATTTCAGGCGTTAAAGTTGCTCGGTCTACCTTAGTAAAAGCACCAGAATCCAGACCGTCGACAGGTTGCTCTGGTGATGGCGACTCCGCAGGAGTCCCAGTCGGTTGGTCATTGCCAGTGGCTACGCCGTCCTGGATGACTCCTTCTGAGGTACTTCCGTTGTCCTGTTTAGTTGCACCCATTTTCTACGTCCTCCAGTTTTGATTTAATGTTTGTAACTGTTGTACTATAACTCCTAGATGCGACTCCGATTTAATTGTAGTATCGTTGAGCTTGGAAAAACATTCGTGACAGTTTTTTTGACCCTCCTTTATGTCGATTAGCATTTGCGTCTCTGCTCCATTCTTTTTGATGTGAACAAAACGCAGAATATTAACTACTAAATTTCCCATAAGAATTACTCCGGTTATAGGAATCGCCACAGTTAAATTCATATCCATTACGATCCCCTTTTATTTAACTGGCGCACGAACATCCATAACAGCCTGATCGGTTATAGCCCAATTCTCCATCGGAACAGCCTTTACTTCCGCCAACCCCGCTCCGCTCACTCCCAACACACTGATCGTAGTACAAGGCACAATACGCTCACTGATAGTATCCTTCGGGACACGATAACTACCAACTGTAGCATCCTCGTCCTCGTCTACATATATAGAGTCATCATTAGAGTATATCTCGTAAGAGAAACATCTTCCAGGCAAAGCCACAGCGGTTGAAGTTGCTGCATTAAAGCCAATCTTAATATTCGCCTCATTCTTTTCCATCGTTAATAACCTCCCTCCCTATTTTTTCATGCGCTCCGCTGATGCTGCGAGGGAACGCTCTTTGATGTAATCCTTAATCTCGGTGTAATCAGCTTGACCTTCCGAGACTATAATATCCTTTACATCATTAGGATCACTACCTCCGAAAACATCTCCTTCGGAGGGATTCTGCCCCCATCCAGGCTCTTTACGCCGCTCGAATATAGTTTTTTGCGTATGAACAGGTTGCCCTTCTGCTATAGATCGCTCCTCTTTCGTTAATCGCCCCGCTTGTGGCTCTGAACCCATCATAAGGCTAGGACTATACGCATTGCGATACGCCAACTCTTCTCGCAATTCTTTCCGAGAACCAACATGCACTCCCAGGGAAACATCATAGCCAGGCTCAATATCTGGCCTCATGTTGACAGTCTGCTCCTCTATATCCCTACGCATAAACGAGCCGCAATGCTCGCAAAACGGAGCCTCGTTTCTTTCGCTCATACTAAGAAGTGACTCTTTCGTGTGTCCGCATTCTGGACATCTGTATGGATAGATAGGCATTATTTACCTCCTCTTGCAGCCATTAACTGACCCATAATCTGATTGTCAGTACCGCCGCCACCTCCACCAGGCGCGCCAGTACCACCAGTAACTCCACCGCCACCTTGCTGCGTGGGCGGCTGTTGCATCAAAAGCTCCACCTGCCTATAATCCAAACCAACAGCATTGGCCGCCATCTTTACCAAACCAGCTGGATTAACCTGCACACCAGCCTGACCTATAATCTGGGCAAACGACATAACTTTCTGCAGTTCTTCGTTCCTGGCTTGCATGGCAGTTGAACCAAATTTAACATCTACTCGCATATTACTAAACGGAAGTAGCTTAAAGGATAGCTCGACAGGGATTCCAAGCACTCCGAGGATTTGCTCTCTAGTCCAAGTATCACTAACAATCCTTAACTGCTTCTCCATGATCCGAGCTATAAACTTATTGAGTTTCTTGACCCTGTTTTTGTTTCTCCCATCGGAGGCCTCTTGTAGTTTGGCGGCCTCAAAAGCAGTTTCAACCCCTGGCTCGTGACGCCCTCTACTCTGCATGGTTACTCCACTTAACATACGCATCATAGACTGGCGCATATTAAGAAGATTAAACCACTCCATAGACATCGGCGTAGCTTTAATCTCTTGTATCGGTATTCCATTAGCGAGATCTTCGACTCCGATCATATTAAAGTCTTTTGCGCTCTTCATTTTGTCAATAACATCTCTGTCTACTTTGTTCTTATCAAACACCCAGCGAGATACCCCACCACGTTTAGTATGCTCGTCCATGTAGTATAGATACTTCGCTACAGCAACCATGTGTTCTTCTATACTTTGCGCTATACTCTTACCCCATATCACTTTAGGCCGTGTGGGAGTAAAGGCTAGGTGGTCAAACAACTTGACGCCGTAGTCGTCATCTCGTCGGAGGAATTTGTCATGATTGTTTGCCACAGTAATAATCTTGCCGTTTTCCATATCATGCACTTCGGTAAGAAGCACAGTGTCATTTTTCGTACTAGCAAAATCATTCCTCTTAGTCGGTGTCATGCCTGTAAAAGAATCTGTAGAGCTTTCTGTGCCAACAAGATCAGAAGTATTCTTATACATCTTATTAGCCTTGACTTCTGCCAGCGGTTTCCGAATTTCCTGAGCTACCCAACGAGCATCATCCCATGACTTTACTCGAAAATCTATAAGCATATCTTTTGGAGATACCCAGTCACTAAAAGTTATATCTTTAGTTGACTCCACCCTTCCAGCAGTAGCATCACCAAGCTGGTATGATGTATCAGCAACCTCGTAAGAGTAACCAGACTTATGAACTCCGCTACCAAGAACAAGACCATCAACTGCAATTTCCTCAAGAGTCTCCTCGAACATCTTTATCTTATAGATATACGCAGCAAACAACTCCCATACAGCTGCCGACCAATCCCATGCTGAATGCGTTGGGGTAAACTCGAACACAGGATCATAAAATAAAATTTCAGGTATTATAGCAAGAACAATGCTTTCGAGTTCGTTAAGCTGGGGAAAAACACCTTTGTCATCCTGTGCATTTTTCCTGTGACTCTTCTGAGAGTGCTTGCCTCCCCATAGAAGATCATTATAAACCAATTCCCAGTACTGCCAACTTGGTAAAAATCTTCCACGATGATGCCTGGCAATCTCGAGATCACGATTCAATTCGTTTAATTCCTCGGAAATTCTTTTAGGCATACTCTAAACCTCAACTACCAGGATTATGCAACATAGTTACAGCACACTCTATAACAATTTCGTCTATGTTGTCTTTATCTATTCCGTCACCATCGAGAACCCACCACTCGCCCAATACACCGCCTACCGACTGATCGTAAATACCAACAGATTTAATAACTCGTGTTTCACTAACTTCATCAAAAACAGTAGTTCCGAATACGCCACGATCAAAATATCCTTCTTTACCAGGCTCGTCCTGACCAAATGTAGCAGAAATGAAATAAGTATTTCTAACAACCTTGACAGTTCCTAATTTTCTATAGAATTCATCAAGCAAGAAACCCTCCGGAGTTGCATCCGAACCCGATATGGCGATATAAGTCATCCAAGACGCAGATTCATTAAACGGTTTTGCTAAAATCAATGATATTGTTTTACTAGACTCGTCAAAAACAGCTGTATCGAATACACCATTATCAAAACCGCCTGACATATCTCTCTCCTAGTGTTACGTTAATTATTGTCGGCTAAAGTCCGATCGTTTTCTGTGCTACTCGTCCTTCTTCATATCCAATGTACTGCCCACGAACGTTCCCCAGACAGTGGTTATAAGGCCAACAAACTTGTCGATATGCTCTTCGTATCGGAAGATGCCGGCGGCGGCTACCACCGTTACGAGTACCGCCATGATAAGCAACTTCGACTGAATGAAATTTTTAACTGCTTCCATGTTACATCCTTATCTCTGTTATGATCACATCTCTATCCAACGGGTATATCCTACCTTCTATACGCGGTTCAATAAACATAACTTCATGATCCTGCGTGATGAATACCAATAAAGCGTGACCTTTAACATCGCATCTGTCAACGCTGCATACGAAGTCGAGGTAAAGTACAACGCCTATTGGCGCGGATGGTAACGATACTGCAAATATACCATCTAACGCCCTTGCGAAGTCCACGCAGTTCCTGTCCCGTTCATCGTAGGGGCTTAACCCTATCGCCAACCACGCAGCTTCCTGAATCTCTCTCACCGTCTCTAGCTCTGGTATGCTATATATCTCTCTTGAGAACACAGTTGAGTTAACCACCGACTTCCAGATACCGTAATCAAGTAACAGTTCCTTCACCTCAGACTTGACGATAGTTGGTAACTCACTCACGTCTGGTACTGTAGTGATGACGTTGGGGCATCCAGTCAGTATCATGGCAATGACCGTTGTGATGGTCAGTGCCATGAGTATGAGTGTTGCTGTTCCGAAGCCTGGAAGTTTCATGGTGATATAGTAATCTCTTTCCCAAGTAAAATAGCGATTGATTCATGGCTTACAATAGGTTCGTCTGCTTTGTCCATCAATCTTTTCAAACGTCGTTGCTTTGCTACCTTTACCCTAAGCCAAGTGATAAGATATTGCCTGAATTCAGACAACGAAGGTGGCCAGGAAGCAAATTCTGTTTTATCAATATAGCCAGATACATTAGCCGTTCCCACTCGTCCTGTCAATAGATTCTCTCGCCGACAGCTAATAGTAATTTCTATGCCAGCAGCCACATCATCAAGTTTTCTAAGGTC